CGCCAGCGCCGCCGCGAGCGCCGGGCTTCCCCGTCACCACGGCCGGCGCCATCGGGCTCGATCGCCGCGAGCCGTTCCGGCCCGGCCTGCCAGTGCCCGACATCGGCACCGGCGTCGTCGCGCGCTGGCACCCACGCCTCGATCACGACGCGCTCGCAGAGCGCGCCGGCAAATTCATCAGCCATGATCATTCCTTCAGTTGAGGCGCAGCCGTCGCCAGGGCCGCCACAGCGCCGCCACCGCTGCGGGCGGCGGGCCGGCATCAGCGGCATCGCGATGGCTGAACAGATGCGCCACCAGCCGTATCAGCCCCTGCCGCAACGGTTCGGGCACGCCGTTCCAATCGGCCCCCAGCCCGGCGCGAAAGCGCACCACCGGGGGCGCCCCCGCCACCGAACCACACAGACGCACCCAGCCGCACCCGGCCGGATCGATATCGCTTTCAAAAGCGCTCCCGGGCAAAAGGGCGTCGCCCTGCAGGATGCCGGTGATCGCAACCACCGGCAGTGCACTGATGCGTTGCCAATGGCTGGCCAGCGCCAGCCGCTGTTCGCCGTCACGCACGACAAGCCATTGCCCGGTAAAGGCCTCGCACAAGGCCATGGCGGTGCGGATCAGCCCCGCCAACAGGGCATCGTCATCATCGCGCTCGAGCCGCAGATACACCTTGCATTCCGCCAGGCTGACCGCCAGCGCGCTGGCGCCTCGGGACAGGATCAAATCCGCCATCACTGGTTCTCCACGCGCAGGACAAGCGTGCGTTCATCGCTGCGGCCGTCTGAAAAGATCACCCGGTTGGTGACGTGGTAGAGTTGCCCCTGCTGCCCGCCGCCCAGTGTGGCGACGCTGCGCAAGGCTTCGCGGACACTCGCCGCCACCGTTACCGCGTCGCTGCCGCCCGGCGTCACCGCCCAGATGGATTCGACCAGTGTTAGGCCGGCCGGCACATTGGCCGACCAGTCGATGGCAAAATCGATCATTGCCATCGGGTCCTTCAAGAAGATCGCCACCGATCATCCTCCCTCGCTGTCAGGTAAAACCGGCCGTCCGGGCCGTGCGCTGGGCATCAGACCGGCGCACCGATCTCGATCGACCAGCCGGCAATACTGACCTGCCCACCGACAACCAGCGCCTGCGCGGGGCACGTCGTGACGTACAGTAGCCGCGACCCGGCAACATCGAGGAGCGCGATATGATCGGCGGTGCCGGCCGCGAGTACAGCCAGGCTGGCCTTGGCAGCGATCATGACCTTGCGGCCCGACACATCGCCGGTCGCGAGGCTGAAATCGCCGGGGCCGAGCGCGGCCTGCACCAGCTTGCCGGCGTCGGCCGCGGCAAAGCTGGCTGGCTGGCCATTGAGCGCGATGAGGCGGGTGGCGGCAGCGACGATATTGAGGCTGCCGTCGATGACGTCGTTGCTTGCGAACTTGGACATGTCAGTTTCCTTCTTTCACGAGACAAAAAGAGTCGTTGCAATACGATCGGGTACCAGCGTGCGTGCTGCGGGCACTGCCGGCACCACAGGCCCGGCGATGATGCGGCCGGCAGCGGCCCGTTGCGGATGTGCGGACGTGACCGGCAACAGCCATTCGGCAACCGCATCGGACATCAACAGCGATGCCATGGCGCGGTTCGGCATGGACGCCGCAAAGACAGCCAGCGTGGCGGTCCAGGCAACCGATGCCGGCGCTGCACGCTGGCCGTGGCCGGCACTCGCCGGTGCAAGGGCGCCCGTCCACGACAGCAGCAATGCCGCCACGTGCTGGGCATGCGCGGCACCGGCGGGCATCAGCAGCGCCGACCCCGACAGGCCGGGCGAACCGGCGAACTGCGCCGACCGCACCGATGCCGGCGCGACGAGGCTGTCGGCCCGCTCGATCGCCCCGGCCGCGCCGGAACCATCATTGCGCCGCGCATTGCCCAGCAGATCGAAACCCGTCACCGCGCGCCCGGCCGGAATGCGGTCGAACAGCGCTGCACGTGGCGCATAATCCCCGGCGGCGGCCAAGCTGTTGCCAACCGCCAGCGACGTGTCGTTGACCCACAAATTGCCATAACCGACATTGACCTGCGACAGCGGCGGCATGGCATCGCCATTCCACGCAGTCGGGCTGGTGCCGCTTTCATTGTTGGCGCTGCTGTCACCCGAAACAATGCCAAAGCGGGCATTACCGAAACGATAGGCAAAAGTGCCGGTGCGGTTGCCCGAAGCGCCGCCAGCGCCGGCAAAAGTATCAGCCTTGGTGTTCAACTGCGATGCAGCAATGCCGATGTCGCGCACTTCCTTCAGCACGCGGGTCGATGCCGCCTCGTTATACGGGCCGTTGGCGCGCGCGCCGGCCAGGCTCAGATAGGCCCGGTTGACGTTGGCGACGGCGGGCTGATCGACCGGCCCCGTCGCATAATCCGAACTAAGCTGGAATGTCGGACTTTCGCCAACCCCCAGGACACCCGCCGTCGCCCCGGTGCGTACCTTGCGCAACAGCACGTTGACCCAGCTTTCGCCGCGCACCCCGATGGCGCGCGTATGGCCCGCCGTGACCGTGACGCCAGCCGTGCCGCTATCATCGCTGTCGATACGGACGTTGTGAACCATGCGGCCCTTGATCTCGGGAGAGGCGCCAACCGGCAGCGATACCAGCGTGCAGCGCGGCAGGTGGCAGCCGATGACCGAAGCGCCATTGCAATCGGCCCTTTTGCTGTTCGCCGAATTGTCGATCGTGCAGCCGTGTAACTGCACCAGCCCGGCGAACAGGCTGGCGTTGTTGATGATTACATCGTCGCCAAAACTGGTGAAGCTGTTGCGGTGCAGCCAGCGATACCCAGAGCGCGAAAATACTGCGTTGGCGTTGTCTCCGTTGCCGGTGCCGGCGCAATCGCGGACAACCAGATAAATTGCAGCGGCTTTTGTCTGTTGCGTGGTCGAAGCGCCTAGTGAGGTGCCGTCGACCACCGTATGCGTCAGACCCGCCGCGCCGGGGAAAATACCGATGCCATCAAGCATTGTGCGGGACGGCAGGGTTCTTGATGTCGTGGGGGCTTGAGCATTGGTCGTCAGGCCGGTATCCGAAATAGCCGAGCCAACCTCGCGCGTGATGCCGAAATACCCCAGACCCGGCGGATAGTTTGTCGGGCTGTGGATACCGGCCTGCAACGGTGATTTATAACCAGACGGGATAACCGCCCAGACCCCGGCCATGTCATCGTGAACACGGGCGCGCTTGGCGGTGTTCTTGTTATAGGCCCGCGCCGCATTGGCGAGCGTTTGAACGGAGGCATAGGCCGGTGTCGTGCCGGGGACGTAAGGGCCAAGAGCCGACAGCAGGCCGATAGTCGGGGTTCCGATCAACACGGCCGTGTGGGAGATGTAAGCCCCCGCAAGCGCATAGCTGCCATCGGTGTCGATGTTGACCGGATAAAGTTTGGGCGTGCCGACGCAGGGGAAAGTCTCAAAGTCGGCACTGTTGGTGTCCCATGTCGCGGTGCCGACCCACGGATAGATCGTCGCGCCCAGATCGCCCTCGCCTTGCGTCAGCGCGCCGACCGGCACGGTGGCGCGAAACACGCCGGGTCGATAGGGCGTGGTGATTTCGTCCGACAGCACCATCGTGCTGGTCGAAGCGGTGGATGTGGTGCCGGACCGGCTGACATAGAAATCAACCGCAGCGACGGGCTGGCCGTCGCGGGCATTGTGATGGTCGATGATTGCTTCAACGGTCAAGCCGCTGCCGGTCATGCGCCGCCACGGCTCAAGGCCGACCCAACTGATTTGCGGCATCCGGTAAGCGCGGCTGCTGCTGTTGGTCAGGCCCGCGCCGGTCAGGGTGGAACTGATGCTGCCGGTGTAGAAACCCGCCGCGATGCTGACGCTCGACAGCGTGTCGGCGACAAACCATTCCTCGGTCAGATAGGCATAGATGTCGAGATCGCTGCCGACCGCCTGCTCGATGCGCAGCGCCTCGCTCGGGTACGGACGGCGGATGATCTTGTCAGTCAGCGCCACTTCGCGGGTAATATTGGTTGTGCTGTAGGTCCTGGCGCGGTTCCAGCCCGGGCTTGCCCCGCTACCCGTCAGCTTCGACAGGTCATAACTGCCACCGATATTGCCCGCCAGCCCTTCAAGCCGGATGCGCGCGATGACGCCATTGCCATCAATGTTGCCCCCATTGGGCAAAGCGCCGGCGCCCGATATCTGGAAGGCGATGATATCACCTGTCGCCATCAGCCCTGCCCTGCGGCGCAGGCGCGCGCTGGCGCCCATGATGCGGAATTGTGCATGGCGACCTCATCTCGATTGGGGAAAAAGCCAGGCCGGCGCCCGTGCGGCGCCGGCCTGGAGGCGGCATCAGGCGTTGAATTTCATCAGCTTGATGGCCCGGCTGTCGATGACAGCGCCGCCAACGCGCTTGGTGGCGTAGAAATGCACGAAGGGCTTGTTCGAGAAGGGATCGCGCAGCACCACCGTCTCGCGGCGCTGGGCGATGAGATAGCCCGCCTGGAAATTGCCAAAGGCGATCGACAGGCTGTCGAGCGCGACATCGGGCATGGCGGCGGCTTCGACGACCGGATAGCCGAGCAAGGTCGCCGGCTGGTCCGCCGTCAGTGCCGGCTGCCACAGAAAGGCACCGGTGGTATCCTTGAACTTGCGGACCCGGGCGAGCGTTGCCGAATTCATCACGAACACCGCGCCCTGGCGATAGGGGGTCGCCAGCGCATGGACGAGATCGATGAGCCGGTCCTGCGGGTTGCTCGCGGCAAAGCCGCCGGCCGCACCGGCGGCGATGGTCTGCACCGTGCCGAAAGCGCGCGTCGCATCATCGGCGGTGCTGGTCGGTGCCGACAGGAAACCGCGCGGCTTGTTGACGCCGTCGCCGGACACAAAGGCCACCCCTTCGGCGCGGGCGAATTCACGGCCGATCTCGCCGCCCAGCCAGGCTTCG